CCATTTGATTTAGATTCTAGACCTACACCTCAACAGGAAGCTATATTAAGGGATATAGGAAAAATCCAATCTAGGTGGATAGTTGCGGGTAATAGATCTGGTAAGTCAGCTCTAGGTGCCCGGGAAGTTGCCTGGGTGTGGGAGGAGAATCACCCCTTCTGGAAGAGACCTAGTAATTGGGGAGATGAGCCACTAGTAATTATACTTGCAAGTCAAACTAGAATGCAGCTTGAAGAAATTATGTGGCATAAGGTATCTGGATTTGTAAGTGCATCTGATTACACTCTACATAAGACTGGGGCACAGATACAGACAGTAGTACATAAGAATGGTAATAAACTAATATTTCTATCTTATCAAGCTGAGGATCAAGCTAAGAAGAAGATGCAGGGATTTGATGCCCACTACGTATGGATTGATGAGATGCCAGGTAATGCCAATGTGATTGAGGAACTTCAATCTCGTATCATGGTTAGAGGTGGTATATTCCTAGCTACATTCACTCCTAAAGTTAGAAATGATCAGATTAGGAGACTAGTAGATTCATCTATTGAGCCTTATGCTAAGAAGTATAAGCTACTTATGATGGATAATCCAGCAACTCCGGAGAAAGCCAAGCAAGCTAAACTACATGAATTATCTACTAAATCTGAATCATTTAGGAAGACAGTCTTGGAAGGTGAGTGGTGTAGTGGAGATGAATCTGTATATGACTTCCATGAGGAGCATAGAGCTAATCCCCCCAACTACCACAGATCTTGGCGTCATGTACTCTCGGTAGATCCAGCTATGGCGTCCAAGCTAGGTATGACACTCTGGGGGGAAGATCCCAGTAGTGGTGTCTGGTATCTGATACGCTCTGACTACGTGTCCAATATCACTGCCCCAGATGACTACGTTAAGGCAGTGGAGCGGAAGGTGATGGGATACAATATAGTTAGGCGTATATCTGATACGGAGCAGTGGTACATTGGGGCGGCATCTAAACTTGGCTACTCCTATATCCCAATTCCGGAGAAGAGTAAGAGGAAGAATGAACTAATTAAGAATCTCCAGACTGCCCTAGACAGGGGTGAGATTAAGATACCAGACTGGAATACAGATCTCATAGATGAATTTACCACATGCCAGTGGAGTGAGACAGTAGAGGGTAAGATAGTAGGATCACAGAGATTTCATCTCCTGGATTGCTGCCAGTACTTCGTAGATCTCAGGCCCAAGTCTCAGGCAGTAGATCCAAGTAAGACATTCGCAGATCGGATGGTGGCGTCTCATGAGAAGAGACTCGCAGCTGAGAGTGCCATGCGACATGGCGGGAAATTTAGCAGGGGGAGGCGTAAATGGGACCGGCGTCGGGCATAGTTATACTTGCACTACTTATACTTATACCTATAAATGGTATGCTCTGGATAGGTAAGAGGATTGAGAATGAGAGAGCCATGAGGTTAGCTGTATATCTAAGAGCTAAGCAACTCATACGCAGGGGGAGGAGATAATGCCTCGTATCAATATCAGTATAGATATGATAGATCATAGTAAACCTAAATTTGATATACTTGAATATGTACAGGAACTTATAGATGACGTGGAGGCAGGCTACCCAGCCTGGGAGCAGTGGAGTGAGATTAGATTCATATTTAATAAGCTCGCCTGCAGACCTAAGCTGACCAGGAGGCAGAGGCAGATATTTGAGATGCTGGAGCCAATTGTAGAGAAATATGGACTAAATGATAGCCGGGGAGTGAAATTAATGGCTAAATACCCCCATGAATCTGACTAATTTATAGAGGATTAGATATGCCACGTATAGTAACTTGGAGTGATGAACAGGCTAGGAAGAAGCTAGTATCCCAACTTGAAGCCGGGAGGAAAGCTAGAGATCCCTACCTCCGCCAGATGCATGCCAATGAGGCCACGGTATTCCCGGATAGAGATGAGGTGGCGGTACGTTATGACTTTGAGGATCTCTACAACTCCGTAGATTCCCAGCCTGAGATTAAGATTAACTACACTCTTAAGAATCTCAGATTCATCCACGCCCAGATGTCGGCTAATCCACCTACTGTGGTACCACGTCCAGCTAGCTCCGATGCAGGAGATAGGAGGAAGGCAGATGCAGCGGATAAACTTATCAGGCATGCACTTCGCCAGTATAATATACCAGAATATGTAGATAAACTTACACTTAACACATTACTGTATGGCTACGGCTTCATCAAAATCGTCTACGACCCCATGCTAGGTGATGTAGATGAATTTGATGAGGAGACTGGTGAGATACTCATGGATGGCGATTTCGCCATATCAGTCCCTCATCCCCGCAATATTGTCCTAGATCACCAAGCTAAGACTTGGGAGCAGGTGAGATACCTCTACGAACTTATCGAGATGAGTGTGGAGGAGGCTATATTTCGCTGGCCAGAGAAGAGAGATCTAATTATAGCCTCCGCAGCTAAGAGGAGAGGCGATGGTCGAAATCTCAGTAATGTCACAGATGATGATGTAGTGCAGTTCTGGGAGTATCATGAGCGGGGTATGCCAATTAATGGCATGCTAGGTAGGTATACAATATGTACAGATGACGGCCAGCTCCTGGAGCCAGTCCGGGCACATCCAAATAGATTTACTCCACCTATGGATAAGATAGATAAGGCTATGAAGGCTGAGGCTGAGAAGATGGGTAAGGTCTGGAAGCCAACGCCACCCACGGCACATCTCCCCTACGGATACCTCAGTGACATAGATGTCCCCGACTGTGTCTACGCGAAGTCATTTGTGGAGTATGAGGTAGATGTCCAGGAGGCAATTAACCGGCTAGATACCGTGACACTAGATAACCTTGAGGCGCATGGCGTGGGACGTATGGTACTGCCGGAGGGAGCTGAGATAGCTGATGACGCCATCTCTAATTCCCCCTGGGATATCATTAAGATATCAGGTATGCAGACGCCACACTTCATGGAGGGGCTACAACTACCACCTGACATGTCAATGTTCCGGGATAGACTAGTATCGGGAGTGGATGAGCAGGCAGGTATTAATGCCTCTATGATGGGCCAGATGGAGAGGGAGACTGCCGGATTTGCCCTGCAGTATGCCACTAATCAGGGCAACTTGATCCGTAGACGACTATTTAATAAGTACGTAGCTGTAGTTGAGTGGCTGTATAAGGCATTCATAAATCTAGTCCGGAAGCACTGGGATGAGCCTAGAATTATCAAGGTACTAGGTAATGAGCATGCCTTCGAGGCTATGGATATTAAGGGTGCAGATGTGGATGGTGGCTTCGATTTCGTAGCTGAATATGGAAGCAGCTTATCTCTAGATCCTATGACGAGACGGGAGGAGATCATGCAGCTCATGCCTATGTTCGAGAAGGCAGGTATAGATCCCAAAACTATGATGAGAATGCTTAAACTCAATGAACTTGAGGGTATGTATGATATGCTTGAGATGTCAGCTCTGCGGCAGAGGGAGATCTTTGAGGAGATGACTGAGACTGAGATCTACATCGAGCCTGAGGAACTTCAGGAGCATGTAGGTATGCTAGATTATGCATACCAGTATGTCATGAGTAGTGAGTTCAAGTATCTCCGGCCTGAAGCTAAGAAGTTAATTAGGGAGCATATTAAGGCCAGGGAAGCTATGGCAGCTGAGGGGGCGGCGCAGGCAGCTCCACCCCAGGCACCAGGCCCAGCTGAGGGACTCCCAACTGAGATCCCGGCAGTAGCTCCACCAATTACTGGAGTATAATTGCTAGGTTATAAAATAATTAAATTTATACTTGACAGGTATATCCTAGTTGTAGTATAATTTAGATTGATATCTCTATACGCATAATGCCCCACCTACATAGTGTAGACGGGCTAAATATAGCCTATCCCAGATTGGGACGGTATAAGAGGAGATAGATATGACAGATAGAATGATGGCAGCAATTGAGGCACTGAAGAATGGAGAGGAAATTGTAGTAGATGAGCCAGGTGCAGACCTGGAGACCCCAGAGGTGGGGGAAGATGTCTCAGAGGAAACCAGTGGAGATGAGGAGCTAGATCAGGAAGATCTGGTGGAATCTACCGAAGCTGAGGGGGATGTCGATGAGGAAGCTCAGGCAGGGGAGCCGGAGCCAGAATCTACCGATAAGTCACCTGAACTTACTGAGATTACAAATAAAGCTAAGGCATTCGAGAAGGGGATGCGCAAGTTCCAGAGGGAGCGAGATGAGGCCAGGCGGGAACTTGAGAAGTTCAAGCCACTGCAGGAGAAGGCAGCTAATTACGACAAGTTAGATGAGATCTACCAGACTCGTGGAGTTAGCGGCGTGATCGAGCAGCTGGAGGGTAAGACCCTAGATGAGATTGTAGATGCCAGAATTGAGCGTCTAATCTTGGAGAGGGAGAAGCCTGAGGAAGCTGCGAGACTGAAGCATCAGGAGGAGCTGGAGGCGGAGAGACGGCAGAGGGAACTGCTGGAGAAGCGGATGGAAGATCAGCTCAAGAAGACTGAGGCCGAGCGGGAGGCAGCGGAGCAGACCAAGCTCGAAGGATTAATTCAGCCAGTATTCACCAGATATTCCTTCAGCGGGAAACTTGGTGACGAGACAGCTGAACACCAGATGGATGAGGCGCTCTGGAATCAGGCACTGAATCGTCTGGAGGCTCTACCAGATGACGTGGAGCTGACACCGGCAATTGTGAGACGTGAATTCAGAGCTGTAGCTAATGGATTCAGTAAGATCATACAGAGGCAAGTGGCGGAGACATCTCAGAAGGTAAGTAGAGCTAAGAAGGCAGCAGCTAAGGAGAATGTACAGGCTGCAGCAGCTAGCGGAATCGCTGGCAACAAATCAAGGGAAGATGTAATCAAGAAGGTGAGGTCAGGTAATCTCACAGAGAGTCTCACCGATATCTTGATGGGAAAACTTAAATTGTAGTGGGAATAAGTATCCCACGGAAGGGAAAATATAATGGCAAGAAGTGAATTTACAAACCTCTCACTGGCGAATTTTGTTCAGATCGTCTTCAGTGAGGGTGTCAGAAATCAGATTTCCGAGTCCTATCGTGACTGGGAATTTATTGAGAGAGTTAAGAAGGGTCCAGGAACTGAGCGTGAGCACAGATTCCTATTCCAAACTAGCTTCGGCGCAGCTGGCGTCCAGTATGCGAATCCTGGAAGCTCTGGGAGAGCATTCCCCAGCGCACAGGCACTGCAAGTTGATGAGTACACCGCAGTTATGAACGAGATCAATTCCACAATTGAGATCGAATACAACATGTGGGATAGAGCTATGAAGTCTCCGAAGAAATATGCGGAGCCTCTGGCAGTTATCATCAAGTCAAATGCCAATGCAGCTAAGCGGCGACTGGCAGCTGACCTCTATGGTGACGGCTCCGGTATCCTCGGCGCAGTAGCTGACGTATCCGAATCTATTGACTACACCACTGATGGTGAGAAGGTAGTTATCACACTTGATAACCTCGACGCCAGCCGTGGCGGCGTAGGTCAATTTGAGTGGTATGACAAAGTGCAATTCTACGATGTAGACGGCACAGAGCATAAGCTCGCTGATGGCGGCACCTCCGCAGAATATGGCCTCGTAATTGGTAAGGATAGGAAGAATAACACTGTAACTATCGCATGGTATGACAGCAGTGATAATCTCCTGACTATCGACGGCCTCGGAACTGTAACTGATACTGATGTCCTGATTAGAGAGGGACAACCTACTAAGGGTGACGTATCTGGCGCAGTAACTGACTACAATACGCTCACAGAAGTCTACGCAGGACTTGAGTCTCTCGCAGCTAATGACGGACGTGTAGTTCATGGTATCACGATGAGTGGCGCAACTGGTGGCAGCAGCTACGACTGTGGCGCAGAGGCAATTGACTCCAGCCACATCCAGGCAGCTCTGTCTGAAGTTAAGACTCGCGTCGGCCCAGGCGTCTACAAGTACCCAGGTATGGTAATGGCCCCTGAGACCAATAACAGTCTAGTCGAGTCCCGTGAAGTTGACCGACGATTCAACTCGGTTGCAGACAATAAGCGTGGCGTCAACAAGTTCGTATATGTTCATGGAGATGACAACATCGAGGTAGTTACCTCCGAATTCATCCCTAAGAAGAGAATT